GCGCAAAATTTGCTGCTTTTGAATCTGCAACGAATGAAAAATTCAGCGCATACGAAAACAAGTTTGCACAATATGAGGCTAAATTAGGCCAAGCAAACAAAGTGATTGAAGGCTTAATGCAGATCAGCAAGATGTTGGTTGAAGCGCCTCAGTCAGCACCTGACGCTGGTGTTAAAACAAGCAACAACTTTGCAGAAGCTAAAACAGATGCTAAAGCAGAGTTTGATAAATTTTCAAAATCAATTTGTTCATAACTAAAAATTAAATAAAATGGCATTAGCATTTTCAAGCATTGCAGCATACACTAAACAAGAGATTGCTCCATTGTTAACAGAAGCAGTTTTCTCTGCAAAGACTCAGTCTTACATCAAGGCTGGTGGTATCTTATTACCTAAAACAAAATCAAGCGTTAAAGTACCTAAATTGGCTACAAACGCAAATTTCCAAACAGATTCTTGCGGATGGAATCCAAGTGGTACAACTACTTTGTCTCAAGCTGAGGTAGTAGTTGGTAAGATCAAAATCGAAGAGACAATCTGTCCTAAAGATTTTGAAGCTTATTTCTCTCAAGAAGCTTTAAAAGCTGGATCTACTTATGAAGATTTTGGATGGGCAGAGTTTCAAACTAAGTTCACAGAGCAAAAGAATAAGATGATCGCTAAGCAATTAGAAGTTGGAATCTGGCAAGGAAATACTGCTAGTAGCAACCCGAATCTTTCTCCATTTGATGGCCTTATTAAGTTGATCGATGCTGGTTCTCCAGTTGACGCAAACGTATCTGGTTATGTATCTGGTGGCCCTATTGCAACAATCACTGCTGCTAACGTAGTAAGCGTATTGAATGCAGTTTACAAAGCTATCCCAGTTGAAATCATTGATGCAGAAGATTTAAAAGTGATGGTAGGTAATGATGTTTACAGATTAGCAGTTTTAGCTTATCAAGCATTAAACCTTTACAACTACAAAGTAGATGGTGATGCAAATCAAACTTTTATTATCCCGGGTACAAATGTTGAATTAGTAGCGGTTAATGGTTTAAATGGTACTGGTGACATCTACGCAACAACTTTGTCTAACATCGCAATGGCGTTTGACTTAGAAGCAGAAGAGGAAAACTACATGATCTGGTACTCTAAAGATAACAATGAAGTTCGTTACAGAGTAGCTTTCAAATTAGGTGTGAACGTAGCTTACACAACTTTATGTGTTAAGTTTAAGTCAGCAATCTAATTAAATAAATAACCAAAGAAAGGCGGTGCAATAAACGCCGCCTTTTTTTTAAACTTTTTTACTATGCCATGCGCAATCACTAGCGGTTTCGTAATCGACTGCCGCGAAAATATCGGAGGCTTACAAGCCGTATTTTTAGCCGAGTTCGGCAATATTTCTGGCGTTACGGAAGTAAGCGGTTTAGTTACCGGCATTACTAAAGTAGCTGGAAAACGTTTTTACAAGTTTGAGGTGCCAAGAGCGACCGCAAATACAAGTTCAAATGCAACTGCATCCGAAGAGAATGGATCAGTATTCTATACCCATCAAGTAGTATTCCCTTTAAACAAGAGAGACTCTACAACTGCAAACATTGTGAGAACATTAGCTAAAAATAAGCTAGTTGCAGTTACTTTAGATATGGATGGAGTTTATAGAATGTACGGCGAAGGTAATGGCCTTTACTTAGCATCTACTGAAAGTGGATCTGGTACTGGTGCCGGCGATCGTAACGGCTACAACATCACATTGACTGGTGTTGAGAAAGATGATTTTTTACAAGTGTCCAATGCAGTAGGATTGGCTCTTGAGACTGCTGGGTAATTTTACCATAGTAGTACTTAATTATGCCCTACCTACTTTGTGTGGGTAGGGCATTTTAATTTTTATAACATGTTGCATATATACAAAGGCATTGACAATAATTTAATATTTACCGGCTTAGAATTGGCAACAATTTCCAACCCGAAATACTTGTTTATTTTCACAAGTGCGACAGAAAATTGTGTTACATTTGTAGGGACTAACATAAGCACAGATGATAGATACCAGAAGGTACTTGTTTTAAAGTCTGTGTTTGATTGCAAAGAGAGTGGCACTTGGAGGTATAAGATAAGAGAGCAAGCAAGCGCAACTAACACTAAAGAGAGTTTGAGCGGTGCGATAGTAGAAGAGGGATTTATGTATTTACATGACGAAACCGATTGTCCTCAACCAGAGTACAACGAGCAAGATAACGAATTTAAAACTTATACAAGTGAGCAATAAATATCAATTAATAAACATTCAGTTTGATCAAGCGCAGCAGCCTAGATTTGAAGAGAAAAAAGGCAAAAATTATGTTGAGTTTGGTGCAAAAAACAATTATCCAAACTACTTAATTGAGTTGTATGGTGAGTCACCTAAGCACGGAGCAATTGTAAAAGGCAAAGTCAATTATATATTTGGCAAAGGCTTTGAGGGTGTTGAGCAGAAAGCTAATTCTCAAGGTGAGACTTGGAATCAAATCATGAAGCGCTCAATCTTAGATGATGAGTTGCAAGGTGGCTATTACTTACAAATCATTTACAATGCTTTAGGTAAGATCAAAGATGTATTTCACATTGAGTTTCAAAAAGTAAGAGCAAGCAAAGACTTAAAGACATTCTATGTTAAGAATGACTGGACTGCTAGCGACTTTAAAGAGAAAGCAAGAGAGTACCCAGCATTCAATCCAAATGATCCTAGTGGCCCACAAATATTCTTTGTAAAGCAATACAACCCTAAAAGCGATGTATATCCTTTGCCAAGTTATTTCCAAGGCTTGAACTATATTGAGAGTGACATCCAAGTAAGCAGACACATTTTAGGCAATGCAAAGCACAACTTTGTTGCTACTAAATTGATTAACTTTAATAACGGCCTACCTCAAGAAGAGGAGCAACAAGAAGTTGAGACAGACTTAAAACGTAAGTTTGCAAATCATGACGGCGATCGTGTGGTGATTGCATTTAACCCATCTAGAGAGAATGCAGTTGACATTGTGAACTTAGGTGAAACAAGCTTAACAAAAGAAGATTTTACGAATGTCAATAATTTGATCATGCAAGAGATTTTTTCTTGTCATCAAGTTACAAGTCCGATGTTATTCGGTATCAAAACAGAGGGCCAATTAGGTGGCAGAAGCGAAATTCGCGATGCTTACCAAATATTCCAAAATACTTATGTAAATGAGCGCCAGCAAGAGCATGAGCAAACATTTACTAAATTGATGAATTTAGCCGGCATAGAGGGCGAGTTTAAGATCGTACCAGTTGAGCCGTTAAGCTTTGAATTTAGCGAGGCAGTGATGTCAGCTAACATGACAAGAGATGAGATCCGTGAGAAATTAGGATTGCAAAGTTCGGTTGTAACAGATGCTAGCGGTGTAACTACACAACCAGTACAAGCAAACGCAACTTTGACTAACTTAAGCGGACGCCAGCATCAAAATGTGATGCGCATTGTGCGTCAATTTGGATCTGGTAAGATCAACAAAGCACAAGCATCTTTAATGCTTAAAAATGGCTTTGGCTTTACAGATGCAGATGTTGACACTTTCTTAGGCATTGATGATGATCCGTCAACAGAGCAAGCTTTTGCATCTATGCAAGATGATTTGCTAGTGAATGAGTTTGCAGCATGTGGTGACAATGTAGAAGATTTTGAGGTAGTAGAAACGCATGACGCTAAAGGTTATGAGCAATTTGCAGATGAGGAAATTAATGTACTTAAAGCAAATGTGCTAGATTTAATTAGCAAAGATAAGCGTGTGACACCAGAGGTGATGGCAAAGGTCTTAAATAAAAGTGTTGAGCAAATAGATAATGCGATTGAAGCGCTAAAGCTTGAGGGGTACTTAACGCAGACTGGTATTGCGATAAGCATTTTAAACCCCAACTACACACCAGTAATTAGACAATTGACTGAGCCTTTAAGCAAAATTCCGGGCGGTGATAAGACAACTAAGACCGAGGTGTTGCTAAGATATACTTACTCTGGGCCAGAGGATAGTAAAAATAGACCATTTTGTGCAAGGATGTTGCAATTGGCTAAGACTAAACTTTGGAGCCGCGCAGACATAGAGAATATCAGTGAGCGTTTAGGTTATTCAGTTTGGGATCGCAGAGGCGGTTGGTTTACGGAGCCAAACGGCAACCATAGACCATATTGCAGACATAGATGGCAAGTTAAAATAGTAACTAGAAAAAAATAAGAAATGAGTTTAAACATACTTTTTATAACAGAAACGCTTGTCAAAAGTCGCACCGCTATAAGTGATGCGATTGATGGCAAGCAAATCTTGCCAGTGATCAAGCTTGCTCAAGATAAATTTATATTGCCGGCTTTAGGATCTGGCCTTTATAATAGACTACAAGAAGGAATTGACATCGGCAATTTAAGTCAAGACGAGAAAAACTTGCTTGATAATTACATCACAGATACTTTGCTTTGGTTTACAATTGGCGAGATGGTGATCAGCACCAGCTTTCAATTTTTTAGCAAAGGCGTGTTGCAGAAAGGTGCAGAAGAGAGCAACAACCCATCTAAGGGCCAGCTTGAATTATTGGAGCGCAAGTACATGAGCAATGGTGAATTTTACAAGCAAAGATTGATTGACTATTTAAGAGAGAATAGCACCATGTTTGAGCAATACTTACAATATGGCAACGGCTTTGATGCTATTGCACCACAGATACAAGCTTACACATCGCCTATATTTTTAGGCAGAAGAGGTACTACACGCAAAGTTAGCAATCTTGATTTGCCTTATAATTTTAACAATCCTTATGAAGATACGCAGTTATAAACGCGAGTTTGTTGAGCGAGTAAAAATGAAATTTAATGACATACAATCAAGTAATAACGGAACTAAAAGCAATACTGGCAACGCATGCGATGATAAAAAGCATAAAGAATGCAACGCCAAGAGAGTGGCTATTCGCAGATAGTCAGCCAGTGTTTCCTATTGCTTGCTTAGCAATTAACAACGGATCTCTTAACGTAGGCCGTGAGCAAGTCTATAATATCACTTTATGGTTTTTGGATAAGGCTGGTGTTGAGGGTGAGTTTGAACAAGATGTAACTAGCGATCAGTTGCAAATATGCGCTGACATTATTAGCAAGTTAAGGAATGGTGCAAACAACTGGCAGATTGATGACAATATAACATATAATTTAATACTAGATAAGTTTGAGGACTATTTGAGCGGTGTTGAGGTAAGCTTTAACATGATCACTTATTCCGAATACGATGCTTGTGATATACCATTAAACCCATAATAAAAATGAGTTGTAATTCTACAAGCGCTGACTTAAGGCCGGCGCAATACAATGTAAAGATTTGGCGCAATGATAGCTGGGCGCAGACCTTTGCTTTATTAGCAGACACTACGCCTATTGATTTGAGCGGATCAACAATTTTGATTCAAGTAAGACCAACGCCAGCAAGTAGCGTGGTGGCTTTGACTTTGTCTACTGCAAATAGCAGCATAAGCATTGGAGGTATAAATCGCAATCAAATTACTTTAAACAAAATTGTAGATGTGGCCGCCGGTGCATACGTTTACGATATGAATGTGACATTCCCTAGCGGAGAGGTCAAAACATATCTTTGGGGTAATTTTATTGTTCAAGAGGATATATCTAAAGTGTAAAAAAAATGGAAATAATAAACGTAACAGACGAGATTATTGAAATAAACGTCACAGAGGCAGTAGTTAATATAGTGACGCAAACTGGCGCTTATCCATTGCCTAGCAATGTATTTAGCGTATTTGGTAGGGTGGGCAATGTTGTAGGGCAAGCTGGTGACTACACAACTAGCATAGTGGCTGAGGGTACAAATCTTTATTATACAGATGCTAGATCAAGAGCAGCGATCAGTGAGAATATTACTGGACTTGAATACTCAAGCGCAAGTGGTATCTTTAGTCTTGCAAGTGGGTATCTTATCCCAACACAAGCAATGCTTGATGCAAAGCAAGACGATCTAAATGGCACCGGCATAGTTAAATCTACGAGTGGCACAATTTCTTATTTAACAGATAATACTGCAAACTGGGATGCTGCATATAATGACAAAATAAATAGCGCATCTGTTAGTGGTACAACAACAAAGGTTTTAACTTTAAATCAACAAGACGGCGGCACAATTACTGCAAGCTGGACAGATGACAATACAGATGCAGTGACGAGTGTTTTTGGTAGAACTGGTGCAGTCATTGCAGCAAATGGTGATTACACTACGAGCCAAGTCACAGAAGGCACAAACTTATATTTTACAAATGCTAGAGTGCATGATGCAATAAGCGCAAATGCACCACTTAGTGAGGTTAGCGGAGTTGTAAGCATAAGCCAAGCCGGAGCCAGCACAAATGGTTTTTTAAGCAGCACAGATTGGAATACATTTAACGGCAAAGAAAACTTTTTAGCAAGCGGCACAACGGCCCAATATTACAGAGGTGACAAGACATTCCAGACTCTAGATACTTTAGCAGTACCAGAGAATACAAATCTTTATTATACTCAAGCAAGATTTGACACTGCTTTTGGAAATAAAAGCACAACCAATTTAACAGAAGGCACAAATCTTTATTACACAGATGCAAGAGCAAGAGCCGCAATTACTGGCACGGCTCCAATAGATGTAAGCGGCGGTGTGGTAAGCATAAGTCAAGCTAGTGGTGCAAGCAATGGTTATTTAAGCAGCACAGATTGGACTACGTTTAATAACAAGCAAGCAGCTTTAAATGGCACTGGATTTGTTAAAATATCTGGCACAACAATAAGCTATGACAACAATACTTATTTAACAACTATAAGCGGCATTGCTGCTGGTGGTGAGTTGAGTGGTACTTATGCAAATCCTAGCTTAGTAAATAGCGCGGTGACTGGTAAGGTTTTAACCGGACTTAATTTAACCGGTGGTGGAACTATTGCTGACACTGATAGCATTTTAGGTGCATTTGGCAAAGTGCAAAATCAAATTAGTGCTTTAGTTGGTGGCGTTATGTACGAGGGTACTTGGAATGCATCAACAAACACACCTACTATTGTTAGTAGCGTAGGATCTAAAGGTGACTATTATATAGTTTCAACTGCTGGATCTACAAACATAAACGGCATTACAAGTTGGAATATAGGTGACTGGATCATTTTTAATGGCAGCACTTGGGATAAGGTAGATAACACAGACGCAGTAAGTTCGGTTAACGGATATACTGGTGCAGTTAGTTTAGTAACTAGCGATGTGCCAGAGAGCGGCAGTTTATACTTTACAAATGCTAGAGCGATAGGATCAACTTTAACTGGTTATACAAGTGGCTCTGGTGTGGTGGCTGCAACAGATACAATCTTACAAGCTATTCAAAAGCTTAACGGCAACGTGAGCGGATTGGTTACTGGTGTGAGTTCAGTATTTGGACGTACTGGCGCGGTGATCGCTGCTAGTGGTGATTACAATACAAGTCAAGTAACAGAGAATACAAATCTTTATTATACAGAGGCAAGAGTTTCTGCAAATACAGACGTAGCTGCAAACACTGCTGCAAGGCATGCAGCAGTTACAATAGGCACTGCAAATGGTTTAAGCTTAAGCACGCAAGCTTTAAGCTTAGCGGCTGCAAGTACAAGCACAACTGGTGCTTTGACTAGCACAGACTGGAATACATTTAACAACAAGTTAAGCACGGCTACGGCTGCGTCTACTTATGTGCCTTATACCGGTGCAACGGGGAATGTAACCTTAGGCACAAATAGTTTAACTGCCGGAGTTGGTAGCTTTGCATCAAGCGGTGGTAGTGATACCTTTACTATTAACCATTCAAGCGGTAGCGGCATAGCTTTAAACATAACCAAAGGCGGTAACGGCGAAGGTTTATATATAAACAAAACAAGTGGTAGTGGTAACGCTGCAACTATTATAGGTACATTAAACGCAACTACTTTAGTAAAAAATGGCGGTACCTCAAGTCAGTTTTTAAAAGCTGACGGATCGGTAGACTCAAGCACTTACTTAACTACAAGCGCAGCATCAAGCACTTACCTACCTTTAGCGGGTGGAACTTTGACGGGTGCTTTAAGTGGTACAAGTGCTACATTCTCAAGTAGTGTAAGTGTGGGAACTGCAACAAATACTCCTGGTTCTGCTTTTAATTCAATCTTTAATGTTAATGGTGCAAATCTTGGCGGTACAACTGGCAATACTGCTAAAATAGCTAATTTAGGATTTGATGCTGGTGGTAATCATGCTGGTTTAGGAATTACTGCGTATAGACAAAGCACTGGTACAAACTTTACCACTGCTGGTATTAAATTTACTTTTGATGTTGATAATAGCACTGCACTATATGATAATATGCTTTGCTTTTTTGGTGGTAACATTGGAATCGGAACGAATAATCCAAGTCAAATATTAGACGTACAAACAGCTGCCGCAATCATTAAATTAAAATCAACTACTGGCACTAATTCAGTTTATACAAATTATGAAAATTCTGCTGGAAATTTTTATGTAGGTAGGGATAGTTCTACTGGAAATGTTTTTGGTGGCTCTGCTTATGCAGCAGTTTTATATGCTGGTGGATCATATCCTATGGAATTTTGGACTGGAACATCAAGAAAAATGGTGATTTCAAGTGGAGGAAATGTAAACATTGGTGGCAATGGAACTATTTTTCCGGTTTTAACTATACAAGGAATAGCAAGCAGTCCACATATAGGATCTAGTTGGTCGGTTAGTGCTAACCAAGATGGGAATGGTAGAACTATTATAGGAACGGCTGGCCAAGGCAGAGCTATGTATTTTGAAAATAATGGTGACATAGTTATACCTAATAATCCATTATCAGTAACCGGAAGAGTTAATGCTGGAGATTATACATATAGTAGTGGCGGTGCAGTTTTACAATCAACCGGCTCTGTTGGTACAACATCACAATATGGTTTAATGTTTAACAATGGTGGTGTATTTTATTGGGGTAAAGATGATGCATCAGGCGGAAGTTTTGGAATGGGCGGTTATGCAAATATTTTGTATGGCACTGGAAATACTCCTATGGTATTTGTAACTGCCTCACAAAGAAGATTAACAATTGAAGCTGGCGGAAGTGTTATTGTTGCTGGTGCATTATCCAAAGGATCTGGCTCATTTAGAATTCCTCATCCTTTAGAATCTAAAAATAGTACTCATGACTTAGTTCATTCATTTGTTGAATCGCCACAAGCAAATAACATTTACAGAGGTAAAATTCAACTTGTAAATGGTAAAGCAGTAGTTAATTTAGATGAAGTTTCAACAATGACAAAAGGTACTTTTGTTGCTTTAAATAGAGAAATTCATACTTATACATCTAATGAAACTGATTGGGATGCAGTAAGAGGTAAAGTAGAAGGCAATATTTTAACAATAGAATGTCAAAATATTCAATCTAATGCAATTGTTTCTTGGCTAGTTATAGGAGAAAGACAAGACAAGCACATGTATGATACAGATTGGACAGACGAAAATGGTAAAGTTATTGTTGAGCCATTAAGAAGAATAGAAGATACAAAAGTAACTAGTCAAGAAACTTTATGTCATATAAACGCAAATGCAGCTAAATAGTTATATTTGCAGTAAAAATAAAAATTATGTTAACATTAAACGAGCAACACATGGCCGACTTAAAGGCCTTTATTAACAAGATCCCAACTGAGTTCGGATTGCCTTTATTAACTTTTTTCGGTCAGCTTGAGCAAGAGCAAAAGCCAGCAGAAGAGACTAAAACAGAAGATTAAATGACACAAGATAGCAGCCAAGCCTTAATCAATACCGGCGTCTCAATGACCGCCGCGACATTGTCAGTAACACAAGCGCAACCATTTGTGACTCTAGTGGCCGGTTTGGTTGCTATCATCTCTGGTTTTATGGCCATTCGTTATTACTACAATGCCACAAAAAAGATCAACAAAGATGAAATTTCTTAATAGTATTTATGGATCATGGCTTAAGATGGTCTTGACGGCGATCCTTACCATGATCATAACTAAAGGCAATATCTACGAGGTGACACTTGAAGAGTGCATAAGCGCTGGTGTGATCTCTATTTTGCCTATTATCATTAACTGGTTAAATCCACACGATCCGCGCTATGGCACCAAAAAGTAAGCTGCTATTAGTATATTTATTACTAATAGCTATTTTGATTTTAGCTGCTTGCAATCCGATCCGCAAGGCCGAGCGATTAGTGCTTAACAACCGCGAGGCTAGTGATCGCGTCTTTAATACTTTGGCCCTAGATCATCCATGCGCCAATGATACTATAATTTTAACTTTAAGCGACACTACAATTTTACAAGACACAATCTTTGACTATAAGCGAGACACAATAAACAATGTTGTGACATTGACTGAGCAAGGCAAAACGATTGTTAAGACCATTAAGGTCAAAGACATTAAAACGGCTTATGTGCAAGATATGCGCATGATAGGCATTCTTGCCGATTCTGTGCGATTCTACAAGCTTTTGTATCAAGCAGAGCATAAGTATAAGAAACAAGCAGAGAGCCGCTTATTTTGGCTTATAATCATCATAGCAGCTATATTCATTTTAAAGCGATATTTATGGTCATTTCTCAACATGTTACGCTAGGCGAGTTAATTAGATCCGAAACTGCAAAGCGCCTAGGCATATCCAATATGCCAACACAAGAGCATATTGAAAATCTAAAGGCTATATGTGAGCATATCTTTGAGCCGATTCGTGCAGAGTTTAGAGTGCCAATTTACATATCCAGTGGGTACAGATCCAAAGCTTTGAATAAGGCGATTAAGGGCAGCGCTACATCTCAACATTGCAAAGGTGAAGCGCTTGACCTAGATGTTGATGGACATAGTCATGATATTACCAATAAACAAATCTTTGATTTTATTGTGGCCAAGCTGCCATTTGATCAAGTGATCAATGAATTTAACTATGCATGGATTCATGTAAGCTACAAAAAAAACGGCCCTCAAAGAAAACAAATCTTGAGAGCCGTTAAGAATAATAGTGGGGGAACTATTTACTTATAGTGTGTAGGATCGTTGCATGATTCCTTTTTAAATGCCTTGCAATTTCAGTAGGTGAATAACCTTCAAAGTATGCTTGTTTTATATAAGCATCGCGTGTGTCAACAATCTCTTGCAGTCTGCGTGCTTGTGCAACATATTCAAATGTGATGTTATTTTCCTCGCAATATTTTGCACTCCATTCTACTAGAGGTGTTTTAGGTCTTGGCTTGCGCTTGACAAATTTTTCTACATGTATGATTTTTTCTACTACTACTGGTTGCAATCTAGGCTCAAGCATTGCCTCAATCCTTTTTAATGCATGATCATTGCAACCAGTGTATAATTTAATGTAATTAAGAATTTCCTTCATTGTTGATTTTTACCTCGTTAAACAATCCAAGCAATTCGCTTGCTCCTACCCAGCTTTTAAAAGCGTTAAAACTATCCTCGTCATTTTGTAAAAGGTGTGTGACCTTGCCTACCAAATCAATTTTCTCTATGATCGTAAGGTCTTGCCATTGTTGGTGATTTGCCATGGTTATAACTTTTTTAAGATTATGATTAATGTGTCTTTCTCAAATTGCCTTCTTGCTACTTTGTAATATATGATATTTTCAATAGTTGAAAAATTCATAATGTCGCCAACCATAGGCGGAATTGTAGTAGGATGATCTAAATGCGTGCAATTGTTTTGCTCGTCATAAAATTGGTAACTAAGTTTAGTCATGTGATTTGATTTTAGCGACCTTGCCAAGCAGTAGCGTTGCCGCTTATGCCGCCTTCGGTCTTGTGATTATTTAATATTTTTTCATCATTCGCCTCGTCATCTTCATCCTCCCAGTCGCAATGATCGCGACACTCTGGACAAATATCAATTTCGGGCATACGGCTATAAGCGCCGCAACAAGTAGAATAAGCCATGATTAAAAGTTTTTGATTTTAGATAATAAAGTTGCAGTTAAAAAAATAGTAATTGCTAGCGGAATTGACACAACTATAAAATATGTCAGTTCGTAAATAAATACTAAATAATTTCTCATAAGTTTTGCATTATGGCGGTTACTAAAAAAGCTACGCATACAATGATAAATGCATACATTGGCTTGATTGACTCTTGAGCGTAGCGCTCGTTTGCTTTTTGTTGTGGTGTTTTTAATTTGTTCATGTTATTGGTTTTGATTATGAAATCAAAGCTAAAACAAACAATTGGAATAAAAAAATATTTTTAATATATTTTTTTAAAGTGGCTTAGAGTAAAGTCTTTTTTGTTCTGCACCATGCCAAAAATGCGCTCTTCAATGCCGCCACTAGTGAATATCCAGTACACATGTGAAGCGGTTTTTCGGTCTTTTGTCTGCATTCTGGCTCTTGATTGCCAATAACTTACGGCGCTAAAGTCAATGTTATACATGACAAGTGCCTCTGCGCTGCTTAGATTTATGCCTTCACGGCCCGACTGGATCTGGGAAATAAACACTGCGTCACCATCTGCCTCATTAAACGCCATTGGATCCTCTATTATACGGCCAGCAAAGGTGTATCTTAGCTGCATGCCCTCTGCTATGTACTTGTAAAATATAGCTATCTTCTGGCCTTTAAATCGCTCTTTTATAAATGTAGCTTTTGTGTCATCAAAGATCACTGCATTGCCATCCTCTGTCTTGACTGATCCGCTACAAATTTGATGGATCTTTTGCATCTCTTTGACCGCCGTATCTGCAAGCACTACTTGTCCATCTTTAGTCTTGAACAATTTATCTTTTTTAATCTTGTCAACTGCCCACTTAACCTTATCACTCATTTTTACATATAAGATCGTCTCTTGCACTAAAGACTCAAAGCCGGCCTCTTCTTGCGTATAAGTCAACATTAAATGCTGAATGTCCGACTGGATGCGCTCTTGCTTGACTTTACTATAATCTGCTAATTCTCTGTTATAAACATATTTTTTAGCTGGTATGCCATACTCTTTGTGCCATGCGTAAAAGTTTTTAAAGTCTTTAAATGGACTAAAACTACTCACCCAGAATTGATGATAAAACTGCGCATAAGTCTCTGGACTAGGTGTGCCGCTTAAATATATGATCGGCTTGCCTATGCATAAAATCATCAATGCTTTAGTGCGCTCCGATGGTTGAGGGTATTGGCCCAGTGCATGCGCCTCATCTATAATGATAAAATCATAATTGTGTACGCATTTATGTACGCTTTCATAGTTAATTACAAGTAAATCATATAAACAATTGGACTGCTTAAAGTCATCCTCTATGCTTGAGATCGCTTTCTTTTTAGTTACAAATAATACTTTCTTTGCACCATATAAACTAGCAATGTGCAAGCTGGTGATCGTCTTACCAGTGCGCACTTGCATCGCCAAATAGACAAGCTTAAATTCTTTTAAGATGTCAATTGCTTGCTCGGCTATGTCTAATTGATAGTCTCTTAATTGCATATTAAATGATTCAAAAAGTCAAGTTATTGACTTACTTTTTTATAACGTATGTCAAGTTGTAGCTTTACTTTATGTAAAAGATAAGGCCGGCATTCCCTAATTACTATAATAAATTTTATTATTGATTTTTTTTGCCGGCCTTTTGCCTAATCATATTTAATTGGTCAAAGGCAATCCAATGTTATAATAAGCCGTCTTGTAGCGGCTCATCTTCTTTTTGATCAACGCGTCTATAACCCTCCCTCCAAAGGATGCGTGTAAGCATCACAGAATTTTTGACGATGGTAGCCTCGGAATTGCGAGGATATAGCAAATGCAATACCTCATGAATTAATATTTCTAGATGTTTTTTGCCTTTTAATCGCTCGTCAATTTCTATAACACCATCACTACTGGCTAGGCCGTGTGCTTGCTCTCTGCCAAGTTTGCGATATATGATTTTGATCTTAAGCATCTTTCTTTAATTCTATTTCATCAAGACGATCTATTTGATCACTAGGAGTAAAGATAATTTGACCGCCGCGTACCTTAGCAAGATAGCGTCTTATTTCTTGCTCAATGCCATGCACCTCTGCCAGCTTATTAGTAAGCCATGTCTCTTGCTCGGATAGTTTCATTTTATTAAATAACTTTGGTAGTCTCATATTCAAATTGTATTAATAGATCAATATAGTGCTTTGCCTTTTTTAAATCTTCAATGCCATTTTTGTTGCGATGTCTTATTACATACTTGATAATGTTGCCCTCAATAAAAGGTATATTGTTAGCATGGATAAATTCAGTTGGCTGGATCTTGCAATCCTTATAATGATTGCCGCCTACTTGTCCGTCTTTCGGTGAAATTTCCCACATGTCTTGCATTTATAAATTATTTTAATTGTGCCGCTTGCTAAAATTTGTCTGCTATGTTTATGCAAATCATCCGATCCACACTCTGGGCAAGTACCTTTATACTCGCCAAAGATAACACCAAAGTGTGTCTTGGCATCTATGTGATTATTTAAAAGCTTGTGTACTTTCTCAAGCAACACAACATCCATCTTGCAATATCTTACCATCTTAGCAAGTGCTACCTTGTCATTTTTTAATGCGATGTCTTTCCAAAGATCAAACTCTGTTTTAATCTTTTGGCCGATCCCTAAAAACGTAGCAATGTAGTTAAGTTTATTTGAGTTGAACTTAAACTTTGAGCGCGCCACTTTCAAAGTATCAATCGTTGTGTATTTTGGGAACATGTCAATGCCGTGAAACAAACATCTAGTGCGCACCCATGCAAGATCAAACTTGTCACCATTGTGTCCAATGATCTCATCTGCCGTGTTAAGGACTTTGATAAAATCATTGAGCATCTTTTTATCATTCTGCTTGCTATCCCAAGTCAAAGCATGTGTCTCTTTCTCATCTTCCCACTTATAGCAAATGCAAATAATCGCACGCTCTTTGATTATATTTTGTGGGCCAATATTAAGTTTAAAGCCACTCTGCCAAAAGAAACCGATGTTTGCACTGGTCTCAATGTCAAAGTATAATCGTTTTCTTTTGGTAGTCATGGCGTAAAGTTAATTACTTTTTATGAGAAAGTTGATAACTAAATTCTTTCGGCTTGTCACCTTCATGCTCAGCGTGCCATAATTGCTGGACGGCTTGGAATAGTGACCACTGCTTTGAGGTGTCAAATTCGCTGACCATCTGCCAGCCTTTGCCTTGCACATCACCTTTCTTGCCGGCAGTCCTAGTCTTAGCATTTAGCCATAAAATAGCTACGCCGTCAATGTCTGGCATGTTAGATCCATGCAATACGCTTGCATCATACAACTGGCGATATGCAGCCAACTGCAACCAGTATGAATTGTAAATTCCGTTACTTGTCTTGATGTCTAGCACATAAGTCTTGCCATCAATAGTGCAGACGCGATCAATAGTGCCAGCAAAGCCTAGGCCACTGCTTATAAAGGTTTGCTCAATTAAATGATGCTCTGGCTTATGAGTTACGCTAAATTCAACATAGCGCTCAAACATTGACCATTCCTCAAGTGAGTATTTAGGCTTGCCATATTCGTCAAGCAAAGTACATTCAATGCCTTGATCATAGTCCTCAGTAAGTTGATGCACACTTGATCCGCGCTTACCGGCTGCGTCTCTTATTTCATCTGCCTTACTGCCTACCTCTTTCATCCACATGATCAGTTGTGCTGGCTTTGGGTATGCCTCAAGCAAAGTAGTTGCACTAGGGAAATAGTTGCCGTTCTCATCTGTGTAGAATCGGCCGTCTTTAAATGTTAGCTGGTTTGATGTTTGGTTTTTTATTAGCATATTATTTCTTTTATGGTGATCTCATCTGTTTTTTCTCTGCCGCCATTTGCAGCTATTTGCTGGGCCACCTCTTCGGCTTTCTCTAAGGTGTCAAAGCCTTGGATGAACTTGCCGTCAATACGAATAAAGTATCGCGTCTCATTGTGTAGTAAATTAGTTTCACTGGTAATTTTTATAACTGGCATAAAATATATTTATTGGTTTAAAAAAGTGCAGCTTTTTGTACGGAAGCTGCAAACCGCTAACCAATAATCACCAACTAAAAAGGTGTTTCATCCTCAGCGTCAAGCACTAGATTATTATCATTTGCATCTGCAAAAAGTTTAAATGCCATTTGCTCTAGGAATTGCATCATGTCGGAATCGTCCCACTGCTCTTTGCCTTTAACTTTAATCTTCACCATTTGAGGCAATCCGTTTGGATCCTCTCTAGTGTAAGCTGGTGCAATTTTCTCGCCATCTTGATACAAAGTTACACCAGTGATGATCTTTGTAGCGTCAAGCTTGTCCTTCATTGCCCAAGGCATAAAGCGTACATCTTTAGATGTATCTAGATTTGGCAATGCTTTTAAAAAGCTTGATGCATAGCGACTGGAATAAGGCAAGCTAACTACATAGCTAGCATCGCCATCCTTAAAATGCAACTGCCACTGCGTGCCATAGTCATTGGTGCGCGTGGTGATGTTCTCTAGCTTTGCAGTTAGATCCTTGAATCTCTCTTCAAACACTAGCTTGCCGGTTTTTGTTAAGCGCTCCGTTGTGCGCTCGTTTGCTTGTTTGTGTTGGCGTACTAAGTTGCCGTCCGCAACACTGAGGTAAGTTGTGTTAACACCTCCTAATTGTGATAATGCCATAATTAAATATCGTTTGTTTTATAACGATAGGACAAAGCTAAGTATTTTGTTTTAAATAAAAAACTTTTTTTTTAAATTTATTTTAACTATGTTTGCAACAAATCAAAAACAAAACAAATGAAAAAAGAAACAAGAGGCCGTAAGCCACTACCCGAAAGAGAAAAAAAGAAACCATTATACATAATGGTGCAATCAAAATTTATTAAAGAAGTTAAACCCAAACTAAAAGAAATTGAGAGAGAGTATTCTGCAAAGTAAAGTTATCCGACATTTTGAATTGCTTGGCTGGTATGTTGTAAAGATCATCCAGTGCAATAAGAATGGCATGCCGGATCTTATGCTTTTAAAAGATGGCAAGACATTCTTTATAGAATGCAAGGCCGAGAAAGGCAGACTGAGTGAGTTGCAAAAGTATCGCCATGAGCAATTACAAGAATTAGGATTTGAAGTTAGAACAATTTATAAAATGCAAGAAATTAACCAATGATTAAAGCAGCCAACTATTACACAAAGCAAGGATTCTCTGTTATACCAATCGGGGAAAATAAGCGTGCCGTTTTTCCTTGGACGGAGTTTCAGTCGCGCATCATGGATGATGCAACAATACAACACCAGTTCACAAATGATCGTTGCAAAAATATTGCGATCATAGGCGGTGCCGTATCTGGCGGACTTGAGATTATAGATGTTGATCTTAAGTATGATGTGAGCGGCAACCTTTGGCAAAGACTACAAGATGCACTGGCCGATCTTATGCCGCTACTTTATGTGGTGCGCACAAAGTCCGGCGGTTATCATTTGTACTACCGATGCGAAGAGGTACAAGGCAATCAAAAGCTTGCCATGCGTAACGCAACAAAAGATGAACTAAAAGAAACGCCACACGCAAAAGAGATCGTATTAATTGAGACGCGCGGTGAGGGTGGCTATGTATTAGCGCCGCCATCCGAAGGCTACACAAAAGAGAAAGACTTTGTGATCAATGTCATCACACTTGAACAAAGAGATAGTATCCTCTCAATTTGCAGATCATTCAATGAAGTGGTCAAAGAGGTGCGCACGCAAGTTGTGGCAGACTCGGACACTTACCAGACTACGCCGTGGGATGACTACAATAGCAAATGCGATGTGGTGGCACTACTTGAGGCGCATGGCTGGACTTACATAGAATCGCGTGGTGAGCGTGACTTTCTTAAAAGGCCCGGCAAGACTGACTCGCACATCTCGGCCGACTATCACAAAGGTCTTGGATTATTTAAAGTATTTAGCACAAGCACAGAGTTTGACACTGGCAAAGGTTATAAGCCATTTGCGATCTATGCAACGCTTGAGCATAATGGTAACTTTAGCGAAGCTGCCAAGCAACTGGTGAAGGATGGCTATGGTGAGCAACGCAATAGGATCGGAGGCAACATCAAGAAAGACTTTGTTAACAAAAAAGATGAAGGCATTGACAATGAGAACATTGCTGCCTACTTATCACAAAAGCATAAGCTTGACATCAAGCAAGCTAAGAAGCTAGTGCAAGACATGGACTCGGATAATGACACGCAACTGCTTACATTCTGGTCTGTTACAAAAGGCCAGATCACAATTGATCGTTATAAGCTGATTAGTCTATTATCTACCGAAGGTGGATTTTATCTTTACTACTATGATAAAAAGCTAAACTATCAACTGGTGCGCGTAGTAGATAACTTTGTAAGTGAGACAAACATTGAGCAGATCAAAAAGTATTTGATCAACTACATTGACGCTATCCCTTATGATAACTTTGACGGCATCAATAAGATGCGACTGCGTGAAGTGATCTACAAAGGCGCAGATGCTTATTTTAATAAAGCACTCTTTGAGTTTATGCCTAACATAGAATTAAAGTTTCTTAAGCATACCAAAGACTCTGCATATTATCCATTCCTTAATGGCGTAGTGCATGTCACTAAAGATAAAAAGGAATTGCTAAAGTATGGCGCGATCAATATGCATGTGTGGCGCGATCAAGTGATCCAGTACAAGATTGACATTGATCATGACATTGACTATGAGAATGTGCAGTACACTAAATTCATTAACAAGATCAGCAATTCGGACAAAGAGCGCGAAGCTTATGCAATCAGTTTGATCGGTTATCTTTTGCACACTTACAAAGATCCTACCAAATCTTTTGCAGTGATCCTAGCAGAAGAGACAGAAGATGAGGCACAAGGTGGTGGCGCCGGCAAAGGTTTATTTTTTAAAGCTATTGGCAAGCTGATCAATCTTGTCTCTATTGATGGTAAGAACTTTAAGCTTGATAAATCTTTTGCATTCCAAAGAGTTGAGTTAAGCACGCAGTTGATAGTGATTGAGGATTGCCGTAAGAATGTGGACTTTGAAGGTTTTTATAGCAAGATCACAGAAGGTGTGACCATAGAGAAAAAAAACAAAGATGAGGTTTATATATCCTACGAGGACTCGCCTAAGTTTGGATTTACTACCAACTACACCATCAATTACTCTGGTGGTCACGGCAAGCGCAGAGTCAAGGTGATTGAGTTTAGTAGTTTCTTTAACCATAAGAATACACCGCTTGATTTCTTTGGTGGCAAAGCTTTGTTTAATGACTGGGATCATGATGAGTGGAATCGCTTTTACAATTACATGATTGAGTGCGTCCAGATATATCTTGAGGCCGGCATACCAGCACTGGACAATAGTGACACCATCATCCGTAAGAATGTCAAGCTTAACTTTGGCGAGGATTTCTTAGATTACTATGATAGCTTAGAAGGTGACAAATGGATGGAGTTTGGGATTGAATACACATCATTTTTAAATACGAACGATCTTGACAAGAAAGACTACACCCAATTAAGATTTAAAAAAGGCATACAAGTTGCCAGTGATCTATTTGGATATTCTATTGAAACAAGACGAAACCGACAAAATAATAATAAACATGAGTTTAAAATCTTATTTAAGTCCGACTCAAGCATTTGAGAAATGGCTAAAGCTTAACCCTATGGGCGGCATTTTTGAGTGGGATGGTCAAAAAGTAAAGGTGCAAAAGCGTCAAAATTGTGCAAAAACGAGCAAAAATGTGCATGTTGCACAATTTTCGCACAATTTTGAAACTACTTAAATCATTGATTTATAATTAAATACAACATTTGTACTCGGTGTACTCTATTTTTTTGATTTTCTAGGGGGGGGGTAAAAATAAAAAATAATAGTATAGGAATAAAAAAACACGCAAAAACCGAGTACATTGAGTACATTTGTGTAAATAATGAAAGATTGCTATAAACATATTGAAAGCATCTACCGCTCACCACAGATCAATCAACTGATCAAAAGTGTGCGTCCAGAGTCATTGCAAGACGATTTAAGGCAAGAAATGGCTTTAGCCTTGCTTGGCATTGATTGTGAGAAAATAAACGAAATTTGGGCCTCTAATGGCCTTTTAGGATTTTCTATTAAGATTATCACTAATATGGCCTTTAGCAGCACAAGTCAGTTTTATAAGAAGTTTAGGAAAAATGAATATGAGAAAGCGATTATGTACTTAAAAAGCCAGCTAAAGTTACCAGAATTAAATCCTACCTTTGCTAAGATAGCAAATCAAAGATTGATTGACAAGTATGGTGAAGATGAGATGCAAGCACACGAGGCAATACTATTCAATAAATATGTTGAATTTAGATCATGTAAAAAGGTAGCTGAGTTTTATAACATACCAGAAAAACATGTCAAAGATATTATCCGTAAAACAAAACTTGAGTTAAGGCATTTATGTCTTAACACTAATATTTAAGATTATGAAAACTGCAATGCAAGAATTATTAGATGAATTAAAAGAATATCAACTAGAATTTAATATACCTATTGAAGTAATAGATATGTGCGAAAGTCAATTAAATGTAGAAAAAGAGCAGATAATTCAAGCTATAAATAATTGGTGCAGTGATGATAATATATTGACACCTGAACAATACTACAACCAAGCCTATAACCAAAACAAATAACATGCTTACAATCATTCTAGCGGCTTTCTTTTTTGCGTATTATTTCGTGAACGTGGCCAAAATAGTTTATGTTATAAAAAAGGTATGGCAAATCCCTTTTGAAAAAAGGATCAAGCCTTTTGACTGCGTGACATGCTTAAGCGTTTGGACGGCAGTGCTTTTATATTTCATGCCGATTGAATATTCACAATTTATTTGTATTATCTTTGGTGCTGGATTCATTGGACAAAAAATCAAATAATATATGGCAAACTTTAAACTAATAGTAAAAGCCGGAGTATATGAAACAGATACTTTTTGGCAATTAATTATTGAAGTATTAAAGCACAGATTTTGGCATTTAAGAATGCACGGAAAATGGATGGACTAAAATAAAATAATTATGCAACCAGTACTCTTGCCGATCCTTTGTCACAATAGTGACACAATCTTATTTAGTGAATTAGGTGTTGAATATAAATTCAGCGATCTAGAAGAGGTTGAGTTTTTATTTTTTAACATTGACTATGCATGTGGCAATTTTAAGCAAGGCAAAGAGTACACAGAGATTGTGTGTGATGGCGATGCTTATGTTGTGAATTTAACTTTTGATCAATTTAAACAATTATTCATATCATGGCAAAAGTAAGCAATGACTCACGCAAGGTCACATTTGGCAAACGCAAAATAGGATCAGCAAAAAAAAGCTACAACAAGCACTCACCAAAACCCAAACCATATCGTGGACAAGGACGCTAAGATCATACAAGTACTTGGCATCACACAAAAGCTAAGCGGTTGCGGATGGCATAGAGTCATGCTGCCTTTAGCATTTATGCCAGACTCTTACAATCATGTGTGCAATGTACCTACAAAAGAGATCCTTGAAGAGAGGCAATTTGATATTTTGTTATACAACAGATTCAGTCAATTTGATACAGATTGGGATGAAACAAAGCAGCACTTTAAAGTAGTGATGGATCTGGATGATGACTGGGAATTGCCATACAATCATCCGTTGTATTATGGCTATGAGGCGCACAAAAAGCGGATCATTAACAACATTTTTAATGCTGATCTTGTGACTTGCACAAATGAAAGGATCGCTGACAAAGTGAGCAAGTACAACAAGAAAGTATTAATACTGCCTAACTGCATACCTTATGGTGAGCATCAATACAATGGTGACAAATACGAAAGCGACAAGACTCGTATCTTTTGGGCCGGCGGATCTACACACCTAGAGGACATTAAGTTGCTTGCAAATCCTTTTAAAAGACTGACTGCATTAAAAGACATTGAGATGGTGCTTGGCGGATATACTGACACAGATCCAGTGAGCAAATCATACTGGGATAAGATACACTCAATGTTTACGAATGGCGGCAAGTTAGCTAATAGAAAACTTATAAGCGAACTGCCAAGCAATTACATGGAGCATTTTAAACATGCAGACATTATGGTTGTGCCTTTGCAAGAGTCACCATGGCATGCGAGCAAAAGCAATTTAAAGCTACTTGAGGCAGCAGCTAAAAGAGTGGCAGTGATAGTGAGTGATGTTGAGCCATACAACCTAGACAAAGATGCACCAGTGCTATGGGTAAAAAATCAAGCAGACTGGTTTAAGCATTTATCATACTTAGTAAACAACCCAGATGAAAGGATCAAGATGGGCAATAATCTTTTTGAGTGGGCAAAAAACAAATACAATCATGAGCGAATTAATGAAGCTAGACGATCAGCATTTGCAGACCTTGTTAAGGCATAAGCATTTTTATGATCTGTTCAAGACAACCGGTGAACTGGTTGGATTTACACATGAGATCCAAAACGAACTTATAGAAGTCATGCGCACAAAAGATCCGTACTACACATACAACGGCAGATGTGGTGCATGCGTGGGATCATTTTTAGTTAACGTATATAAAACATTCAATGAGTACATTCATTCATAAGACGGCCATTGTAGGGCCAAATGTCACACTAGGTGACAATGTTTACATCGGGCCATATTGTGTGATCGGTGAGCCAGCAGAGCATAAGCTATTCTGGAATGCACCAGTAGGCGAAGTTGTGATCGGTGATGACTGCGTGATCACTGGTCATGTGACTATTGATGCCGGCACAATTGACAAGACAATAATCGGTGCTGGTGTCTGGATGCTTAAGCATTCACATGTAGGTCATGACTGCGTGATCGGTAACAATGTGACGATCAGTTGCGGTGCAAAGATTGGTGGCCATACTATTGTCGGTGATGGCTGCAACATTGGACTTAATGCAGTGATCCATCAAAAGCAAATCATAGCTAAAGGATGCATGATTGGTATGGGCGCCGTGGTGACAAGAAAGCTACACACTACACATGCAACAAAGTATGCTGGCAATCCAGCAAAGGAAATAGGCAAAAACATATTTTAAATGAGAGTATTAATAGCTGGCTTGATTTATGGCAAAAGACCTAGATCAGTCATAATAGATAATTGCACAAAGACTGGCTATTATGCAGAAACTATCTTAATTGATACAGAAGGCATAGCCAACGCAATGAATGAAGCTATTGACATTGCTGGTGTGGATGGCTATGATGCGATTGCTTATCTAGCAAATGACATCATTGAGCCGGACAACTGGCTTGCTAAAAAGGTTGAGGCATTGCAGACTTACCCAGATGCCGGCATTGTTGCAAGCAGCTTGGACAGAGAAAGGCGTGGCATAAAGAGTCAGCACATCATAAGCAATTGGCTACTTAGTATGAAGGTAGTTGATAAGATCGGCATCTTTAATGAGTCCATGTTTCCTTATGGGCCTATTGATCTGGACTATTGTGAGAGGGCCAACATAGCTGGATTTAATACTTACTATGTGATGGACTGCCTTGCCGAGCATATAGGCGGTCATGCATCTGGTGATGAATATGGGTATAACAAAACCGAACTATTACAAAATAATTGGGCGCAGCATGAAGCCGACATAAGAGGCTATCGTGATGGCACTAAAAATATAAAATTATGGAAATAAGAGAAAGCGTGACTAAAAAGTTCAAAGACATTGATGAAGATAAATTGATGGAGTTGGCCTTTGCGTATTGTGATAATTGCATGGAGGGCCAAAAGCAAGTGGCAACTGGATCGGGCAAGATTGTTGAAATTAGAGATCGCTTTGTGCCAACGATTGACTATTTCTTAGATCATTGGTTAAGAAAGCATGACTTTGAATTTTACACAAGAATGGGCCTTTGGAAAATAAGACAAGATCCTACGCATCCTTATCATGAGGTTGCTAATAGGATAGTATTTATGTTTAAGTCATTGGCTATTGATATTGTAGCAAATGAAGGCAAAGCAATTTTCTATGCAAAGAATGCACTTGGCATGACTGATCGCGCAACTACTGAAAATACAAACATAGAAACAATCACAATCAAGTATGAATCTTGACATAAAACTACCTAAGCCACACCCAGCACAAAAGCAAGTGCTTGACTCGGAGGCTCGTTTTAGAGTGATGATGTGTGGTAGAAGGTTTGGCAAGTCATTGATCAGTCAAAACATATCTATTGAGACCGGATTGAAGAGACAACATGTTGCATACATCACGCCAACCTATCAGCTTGGCAAGATGTTTTTTAAAGAGATTTGCAAGATATTGCCAGACAAGGTTTATAAAAAGAATGAGACAGATTTGCTTATTGACTTTGTCACTGGCGGATCTGTTCGCTTTTATACTGGTGAAAGGCTTGATGCAATGCGTGGTACTAAATACCATTTGGTGATCATAGATGAGGCATCTTATATTCCAAATCTAGAGGATGGCTGGAATAATTCAATAAGACCTACACTTACTGACTACAAAGGCAAGGCTATATTTTTAAGCACTCCAAGAGGCAAGAACTATTTTTATAGCATGTTTATGCGTGGCGGTGAGCCTAACTGGGAATCTTTTAAATTTACTACCTATGACAATCCACACATTGATCCCACTGAAATTGACGCAGCAGCAACACAACTACCAGCAGTGGTATTCAAGCAAGAGTACATGGCCGATCCAATGGAAAATGCAGCCAACCCTTTTGGTAGCGATTTCATCTATGCATGCACAAAAGAAACAAAAGGCATAGCTGCTTATTATGGTATTGACTTAGCTAAGTCTGTTGACTGGTCAGTGATCATAGGCATGGACAAGCAAGGCAATGTGGTACACTTTGAGCGCTTTCAAAAAGACTGGATGCAGACTAAAGAGACAATCTTAAGATTGCCAAAGAATCTGCCTATCGTAATTGATAGCACTGGTGTAGGTGATGCCATAGTTGAAGAGTTACAAAAGAAGTTCACACAGATGCACGGCTTTAAGTTTACGGCTACAAGCAAGCAGCAATTGCTTGAGTCACTAAGCAGCGCGATCCAAACTAAGTCAATCAGCTATCCAGATGGCCCGATTAAGCAAGAGTTGGAGGTGTTTGAATACACATTCACACCTACTGGCGTGCGTTACTCTGCACCGCAAGGCTTTCATGATGACTGCGTGATTGCTTTGGCCTTGGCTAACAAATGCCGTATTGATCATAAACAAGTGGGCAAGTACCATGTTATCTAATAAATATATTTAATAAAGTATGAAGTTAACTATTGACAAATTCCAAAAGCTACAAAGCATAGCAACACTTGAGACAGATGAGTTGTTAAAAGCGACTAGGTTAGTGCAAGTATTGCTTGATAAAAGCGAGGCAGAGATTGATGCTATGCCAATAAAAAAGTTTGCAGTCTTGTGTCAAAAGCTACAAAAAGCATTTGATGTTAAAGTAAATGAGGCGACAATGGCAAAGCCTAGACCTATCATTTATGCAAATAACAAAGTGTATCATTTAAACTTTGACATAAAGCCTCCATTTAACACTGGGCGATATATTGAGGTTTTGACATTTAGCAAAGACGATCCTATTATTAACATGCACAATATCTTAGCTAGCATTTGCACACCTATGGAATGGAGCTGGCGAAAGTTTAATTTTGTCAAGCTTAAGTACGATGTATCAAAGCATGAGGAATATGCAAACGATATGAGACAAGCAAATTTTAAGCACGGATATTTCGCAATGGTTTTTTTTTATCAAGTCTTAAAAGCTTCAACGGACAATACGATGGATTGTTTGACGGCGCAGATGAACTTGAGGAAGCTGGACAAAAAAAGAGTGCAACAATTGAGGAAAATTTTGCAAGCAATTGGGGGTGGGTATTCAATGCGAAGCAAGTAAGCGAGTTTGAAAATATACCTTTAGATCAAGTTTATGACTTATCAGTTATTCAGTTTCTTAACGATTTGTCCTATTTAAAAAGTAAAAAGCAACTAGATGAGCATCAATATAAACAAAGCACAAGCGGATTTTCTTAGCCAAGGTGGCGATCTAGGTGGCACAGAGATCATGGAGTTTGGTGTAGTCAATGGCGTGCTTGAGCAATATGGCGAAGAGTTACTAAAAAATATTAGTTACTTTGGTAACAATAAAGGCGTAGTCGGCAGTGGTGAATTGCTTAGTAATATGATCCCAGAAGTCATTGAGCAAAATGGTGTTACTACTTTTAGACTAAGGATGCTGGACTATTTTGACTATCCCAATGAGGGTGTAAAAGGTGTCAATAGTTCAAAAAATGCACCTAATTCACCATATCAATACAAGAACTATGGCATGCCAGAGAGCGGCCGAGCATCCCTAAAAAGATACATACAGAGTGGGAAGGCGAAGATTACAAGTGTGATGAATGACAAGGCTTTAGGCAAAGGCGGCGAAAAAATAGGGGTAAGCTTTAGCAAAAAAGGATCTTTAATTGATAGGCAAGTTGATACTTTAGCTTATTTAATTAAAAGATTTGGAGTAAAGACTACAAATTATTTTACGGATGCTTTTAACAAGACCTTTGAGAATTTTGAGGTTAAGATGGCAGAGGCGGTTGGATCGGACATTGTGATCACATTTGAGAGAATTAATTTGAATAAAAGTAATAAATAATGGCAATAACAAACTTAGGTTATCCAAGTGGCAGTCCATCGGTGCAAGACACGCTTTGGCATATATTTGATTCAAACATATCAAGTCCAGACTTGAAATATGTTGTTGATCTTTACGTTGGCGGAGCGCAACAAGTAAGAGTTAAGATTTACCCAGAGCCAGTGACCGGCATAGGGTATTTTGACGCTGGGCCAATTATAAGAAACACAATGACTTACCAGTGGCTAACACCTAACACAAACGTATTAATGTGCGAGCCAAATGTAAGCGGACAAATAGCACAGACTTATCAATATAGGATCGGTGAGGAATATAGCGGCGTGACTTATTTAAACCTAGCTAGTGGCAATGTGACTGCTTACAATTTTGTGGCTCCTACATTTGAGCGCAAAGTGGCAGATTTAAGCGCTTACAATGGCAAAGCATTAAGCAATAGGCCAAACGAAATAAATGCAGCACTAGGTGACAATATCTATATAGGTGCAAAGGATGTGAGCGGAATGGTTGTGTCAACTTATAATTTTAGCAATGTAAAGATTGCAGACACTACTTATTCTCTTGGAGGCACTAAGGCTTTTGCGCAGCTTAACGTAGGATCGCCGGCATTAAACAACCCTACTGCCGTGATCACATCATCTGTTAAATACTACACCATTACTTTAGGGACTAGCACATATAGAGTTAATTTGGAGTGCAATCCTAAATACACTAGCTACAACCTACATTTTATGAATCACCTAGGCATGTTTGACTCTGCCAAGTTTGATCTAGCATCTAGGCTATCAATGGAGGTACAAAGAAAGACATTTGAAAAAAGAGACTACACTTTAGGTGCCTCATCTGTTAGCTATTTTGATGCCAATAAAAAGTATGTTGATAACAAGGTGAACTTTCTAAATAAGAAAGACCATAACTATAAGCTTACAATGAATGCGCCAACAGATAGTCAATTTGAATGGCTTGCAGAATTAATTGACTCACCTCAAGTCTTTTTTGAGTTGGATGGTTACTTTTATCCAGTATTGATTAAGAATACAAATTTTGAATATAGCAAATATGTCAATAATAGATTAAGAGTTTTTGAGGTAGATATTGACATCAATCAAACACGCTTTAGCCAATTAAGATAACATGACTAGAATATTTATTGAAGGATATGAACTTGATTTGACGCAAGGCTTAAGCAACCAGATTACTTATGCCATTGATGATCTACAAAACCTAGATAGCAAAAGCACCAGCTTTACAAAGACAATAGTATTGCCCGGCACTGCTAACAATAATAAATTGCTAGGCAATATCTTTGATTTTAACAATGCTAACTTTGACAATCCTCTTGATCCGAATGTGCTTGCAAACTTTAACG